CAGGTAATGCACATATGAATTCTTTTTTCAAGAAGTCTGCTTGACCTGAATAGTGTGGGGCAATGATAGGTTTACCTGTAGTAGCAAACTCTAATAATGGTCTTCCAAATCCTTCTGACTTTGTGAAGCTCACCATAGCTTTTACTTTGGAATGATTGTATAAGGCATTCATTTCAGCTCCTGTCAAGTCTCCGTGAAGCAGATATACCTTAGGAAGTTTATGCTTTTCGGCTCCAAACATATCTCGTATTTGATTGATGCGATTTTCTATTTCCCATCTATCTGTTACGCTGTATGTTGCACCACTTGATTTCAATATCAAAGCCGGCTTATCTTTCTTGTCTTTGAATGTTGTGAAAAAGCAATGCAATGCACCACTAATGTTTTTACGATCTTCTCCTAACACCCCATTCAACCAATGACCACAAATCAAGAATGCATTCTTTTCTGGAACACTGTCTATTGCGGGTATTGACGTTGTAACGTTTTTGCTGTTATATATTTTATCATCAAAATATTCCGACACCACTTGAATATTGGTGGTTATAGGTTTACCGTGTTTTGCTGCGGTGTCTTCAAATGTCTTTTTGGTGAAGTTACTAGGAACAATAACAAGTTGCATCTGATTGATTCTGTCTATCCATTCTGGATTACATATGCTACCCTCAGTACCCGCAGTTACTCCTATATTGTATTGACCTACTGCTTGAAACTCATTAGGCACAGTTATTTGTACCCATATATCCGGTTTAGTTTGCAAAGGCAAACCTATAAACTTTTGTCTCCACTCATTGGATATTGGATATGTAAATGGAGTGTGTCCCCAAGGCATTGAAAGCAAATTGATGTCCCATTCATCTTTCTTTTTGTTCATGAACTGTGAGATAACTTCTCGTGCATGATGTCCGTAACCAGATTGTGTTGCTACTGGTGATGATATAACTACTTTTCTCATTAAGCGATTCCTATGTTTTCGTATGTTCTGTCTTGTACTTCTGTTACTGTGTATCTGGGTTTATTTACCGGTCCTCGTTGCATTAAGAATTCAAGCATTTCTCCCATTTTGTCTGCCATGGCTTTTGAAGTCAATCCTTTAAGCAAACAAAAATTTCTGCCTGCCTCGCCCATTTCATCACGACGCGACGAATTCATATCCCACCAATAATGCATAGCATCTGCTACATCTTCTGGTTGGCAACGATCATCGAATATATATGGCGTAGGCACACTTCCTTGCAATGATCTATTACTCGGAAATACTGGTTTAGCCCAAACACCATGTGTTTTAAATTTACCTTTATGATTTGTTGGAAATTCTTTGTCAAATCTAATCCAGTCACAGCCATTTGGGTCGTCATCTATGAATCCACATTGATCTTGAAGACCTCCGGTAACATTGTTTATGATAGGAGTTCCTGACAACATTGCTTCTGTGCTACTTAGTCCCCAACCTTCGTTGCTAGCAATATTCACTACCACATCAGCTACATTGTACATTGCATTAAGATCTTCTGGGGCAAGCTTGGCTTCAGAAAATACTACTTTGCAATCTGGAGCTACGTATTTTGCTACTGCTCTCAAATCAGTTCCGTTACCGTCTGTTGGTGTAGTGTGCATTAACAGCAATGTTTTGCTTCGTTGTTCTGCAGTTAATTTGTCATTGAACATTTTAAATGCTAATACCACATCGCCTGGTTGTTTTCTTCTGATGTTTCTGTTGTTCCAGAACACTACAAATTCTGCACCATTTTTTTCTTTGATGTCATGATACATTTTTTTGTATCTTTCATCTTCTTTGTCTAATGGTTTATACACTTCATGGTCTAATCCGTGCGGGACATAGCCGGTAATGATACCTTTATTATCCGTTTCGTCGTTATCATAGTCATAAACGCCGAATCCATTCTGTTTAAGCACTTCTCTATGGATATTGTCTGATTGCTTGCTGATTCCCATCACCATATCGCAACTACCGTAAAAAGGGGCATTCCACATTGGATACGGCAGGTCATCCCATATTGCATAATAAGCAATAGGTGTGCCATATGTGGTTTTGATTTCATGTTCTAATGCATACAACCAACCCCAATATCTTGGATCGGTAAAATGCAAAATACAATCTGGTCGTTCTTGATTCAGAATAGAAAACAATATGTTTCTGTCTCCATATCCCGTCCATGGAATAATTTTAACGTCTGCGTCTGCGACTCCCGTCTCTTGTTGTATTTGTTGTGATATATCAACACCTTTACCATGCTCTGGATGTTTGAGTGCTGCTCCTAGTTGAATCCAATCAAACTTGTCGACTGTCTTCAAAACTATTTGGCGACTGATGGTTCCGATACCACTTGGTAATCTAAAATCATCTCCTAATAAAAGTATTTTTTTCTTTTTCGGCGTATCAGCTTTCAACGGCTGTAACTTCGGTAACTGCATTAATTCTCCTCGTAACTTTTATATAAATATCAGCCTAGTAAAACAACAGGCTTTTTTAGTTTATTAATGTTGCTATATGCTGTTTTTAGCACAGGGTCCATTTTGTTTTCATTGGTCATAATAATCATGTAATCACAATTTTCAGCAATAAGTTTCATGCGGTGATGAAGCTGACTAAAATGATATGATTTACCATAATATGTCTTGGGCATAGCCGAATACAAATTGTATCCGGAATATGAAGGATTGTATTCTTTGTAATTCATTCCAAACTCCAAAGCATATTTTCTAACCATGTTGTTAGCTCCTTCACTGCCTCCTGCGCCTATGACTTGCACTTCATCAAACTGCGTTTTCAATCGACGAAGTGTTTCTTGCACTTTGCGTTTATTCTGCCAATCTTTGTTTCCTATGACTGCTACTTTCATTCTCGTATTCTGTTCTCTTTAGGACAATTTTCATAATCAGTCTTGAACGGACACCATTTGCAATTCTTTGCACCTTTACCTGCAAGAGCTAAATAATTACGATCAGCATTCTTGTTGCCTTCACTATCAAAGCAAGATTCAACAAAATCATCTATTCGCTTCTGCACTTTTCTTTGAGTAACAGTGCCAGATGCTGGTCTATGCTGTTGTATTCTTTTTTGTGGGAACATTGAATTTTCTTGAAGCTTGCGTTTCACTATGAAAAACTCTACATTGATGTTTTCTTTAGGAACATTGTATTGCTCTGAAAAATATGTCTTGTATGTAACCAATTGAGCTGATTTCAATGAATCGCTTTTCTGATACTTGTTCCAACCCATTCTGCTGGTCTTGATATCAAATATTTCAATGGTATTGGTAGGCTTGTGTCTTATAACCAAATCCATAAATCCAAACCAATATACAGAAGGATTATTTACTGATGCTTGGGTGCATAACTCCATTTCGATGCCTAACAGCTCATAATCACGACTTGAAAAATATTGACCTCGTCGCTTCTTGAACCATTCTAATATAGCCACCCCATCTTCATGATATTCTGCTAGTTGCAACGGATTAGAAAAATGTTCTCCGTCTTTCTCTGCTACACACTTGGCATATTCTTTTTTAAGGTTGTCTAACAATAATTCTGACAGATTAATATTGTCTGCAGTTTTAACTGACTCGGTATACATAACCGTTAAGAAGTGTTGCAATGTTTCGTGAAATGCCGTACCAAACACAGTCTCAATAGAAGCAGTGAATGGTGCTAATCCGTCTATGTATGCTAATTTCCAAGATAACGGACAACGCTCATACATACTCCATTGTGAATATGATATTCTGCGTGGCACCGACTTTGCATCACGAACTGCAAGTTTATATACTGGGTTGATATAGTTTACACTTTCTTTACTCATCTGCCGTATTTAATTTGAAACTAGTATTGTATAATACACAGTCTACCAAGTCACTCATTTTATCACTAATCAATTCATAGAATTCCTCACTACGATCTTCATCAGGATCTTCGAATGACAATAACTCTAAATCTTCTTCGTCTGGAAGATATTCATCAAAGTCATCACCATTCTTGTTATATGATGCAGCTCCAATAAAATTAAATCCTTCATCTTCCCAAGTAATCAACAAACTAGCTTCTGGGTCTATCTGTGCAACATGTTTGTATATTCTTTCAAATAATCCAAATGCTGGACTCCAAGCTGAAGTTATAGTTAGCACCATTTCGGTATCATCGAAATCTATATCATCAAATGATATCCATTTAGCACCAAGCTTGTCAATAAAGTCATTGTATGTATTTTCTACATCTGGACATATAATCTTGAAATATGCTTTTTGAAGATTTAAAATTCGCTCCCAATATGTTGTTGCTGACTCTTCTGGATAGCGCATCCATTGATCATATTTTAATTCTTCAAATGCAAACTTGCGAAGCGCTTCTTCATTATCAAATCTTATATTAATAATTGTATGTACGTGATTAGCCATTTTTTATTTATAATATAAGAAAAATTTTGCTATTTGCCAAATTCTTTTAGATATATATCAATCACATCTTTTGTTTTTTGTAGGTCTTGTTCAAAGTTGCCTTTGCGACGACAACGCACAATTCTTTTCAGGATATCAAATTCATAAGCATTAAGTTCCCAATCTGCAGCAAACTTATACAAGCTATCTTTGCCTACATAATGTTTTTGTGTATGCACTTTCATTTTATTCCTTTCATCATTTTTTTCTTTTCGGCTGCAGTGTATCCATACATGGTTAGTATTTGATCACAATCTGCCTTGCCTAATAACTCTGCATATTCAGTAGCTTCTGATTTGCTGACTTGAAAATGATCTGACAACTGCTTGATTAGTTTGTCGTCATATTTGTCTGCTTTTTTACCCTTTATGTACTTTGCAAAAGATTTACCGGTAGGGAGCAGTTCATGATACAAACGATATGTATCTCTAGGTTTCAATTGTCCTATAGTATAGCATTGAAGCTCGTTGACTAAATCTGTGAGCTCCATTCTCATAGACAACCAACGATTCACAATGAATGGAGAAAACTTTTTCTGTTCTTCGCTACTCCATTCTGACCAAGCTTTCTTTTTGCTTGTTACTCCGTTAATAAAGTCAAATATTGTTGCCATTATAATTTATATTTTTTTCTGTATTTTTCTTCAAATACTGAACCAAAGCCTAGTTCCAATATCACAGCTTTTTCTGGTATTCCTACTAGTTTCTTTGCACTGAGTATATCATCAATGCTCTTTTTGCGATACGTTTTTATCTTGGTTCGAGCATTGCTTCGATTACTAGTTTTAAAAACTATAGCTACTGGAAATTTAAGAATCTTTTCTGACATAATTATAATTCATTCATCATGTTAACAAACATAGCCATTATGTTTATTTCTTTGTCTACCACAGTAGCATCTTTGAATTGTGCTTCTGCGATAATCAAAATAATTGCAGCAATATGACCCGTTGCAAACTCGTCTAAGTTATCATACAAAAACGTGTATAATGGTGTAAAGTCTTTTACTTTGCTGTCTGCAATACATTGTCGTATTTTATTGAATGTTGCTTTTTTGTCTTTAGCATTTTTAAGCATTTCCAACACTTCGGTCATATAATTTGCTTGTATTGCACTTGCTTTGTCTAATTGCAACTTTCCATCCACTACGGATGCTTGAGCAGCATTTATTGCTCGACGAATATCCGGATATGATGCATTGATAATTGCAGCAATATCTTGTATGTCATATGTAACACCTTTTTCTTCAAGCACCGTAACCAATCTTTTTGCTACATCTGTTTTATTAGGTGGAGTTATTGCAAATGTCTGGCATCTACTCTGTATTGGATCGATAATCTTTTCTACATAGTTACATGTTAATATGAACCTAGTAGTTTTGCTATATGTTTCCATTAGGTTGCGAAGGGCTGCCTGAGCATTAGGAGTCAAATAGTCTGCCTCATCTAATATCACAATCTTCCAACGCTTGAATCCTACTGTTGATGCATAACGCTTAATCTTGTCTCGAACTGCGTCTACTGAGTTTTCGTCAGATGCATTTATATACATTAAATCAGCATCAACATTATTAGCAATAATTTTTGCCAATGTAGTTTTACCTGTACCAGCTCCTCCATAAAACAATAAATGCGGAACATCACCATTTTCAATGAAAATTTTAACTTTATCGATAATATGTTCATTACCAATATATCCGTCTAATGTGTCAGGGCGAAATGACTCTACCCACAATGTATTTTCTGTTACTCCAAACATATTATTTACCAGTTGAGCCAAAACCACCAGTACCTCTTTCTGAATCCGGTAATGTGTCTACCACATCAAATTCTATGGGTGGATAAGGCATTATTATTAATTGTCCTACACGATCATATTGATGATATATACCAGCATCTAATAATCCGTTAATAGGACGAAACTTGAAACGTATTTCTCCTCGATATCCAGAGTCTACAACTCCTACATGATTTGTCAAGTATAAATCTGTTTTGCTATTAGAAGATCGTGGAAATATCAATCCTACATACCCCATTGGTATCTCCATAGCTAATCCGGTACCATACACAAGATTACCAAAATCATCTTTCTCTACACTAACTGCAGTTAAATCCATACCCGCATCGCCTGACTTTGCATAGCTTGGTATTACTGCATCTTCTCTTAATTTTGTTATGCGTACTTTCATATTTAGTTCTGCAATTGTACTAACCAATAATTTGACTCAAAATCAGCTCCTGTAAAGTCAATTCTAGATAAACCTTGACTTGATACATGCATTGTACCTTGATCGCCTTTATTAGCAACCAATACTTCTTTTAGTTTGTCTGCACTAAAACAAATTGGATCTA